CCACCAGCTAAAGCCGCGCCACTTCCAGTTAAAATTCCAGTAGCTCTTGCAATAGCAACACCACTAGCTGCTTCTCCAACTTTATCTGGAGTGCCAGTAGTTTCTTCAAAGCTAAGTGTAGTTTCATTTTCAAAGGCAAACTTAATTCTTCTATATGCCATTGCGGCATCATTAAGAGAAACAGTTACAGACCAATTTGGGCGGCCAGGTTTACCAGTAGTAGTAACATCACCTTCATCTAAATAAGATTCTGTAGATGTAGTTGCTGGCGTACTAGTAAAACTAGTTTCCGTAATAAATCTGAGTCTATCATAATCTCCGGCCGCACCTTCACGAACACCAAAATATCCACTTGCACCAGGTCTAACAGCCACAATAATTCTCCTTTTATCTAGTAAAGTTATAGCGCATCAAAAGTCGCCTAAGTTCTTTTTGAACAGCAAGAATTGCATTTATTCCAACAAGAAACATGCCTGATCTTATAAAATGTTTAGGAAAGAAATTAACTGTTCCTAATTCAACAAAACCAGCATAATGGGCTTTGGTATTTTTATTTCTATATTGTCTCCCTGCTATAATTGGGATACCAACGCCATATCTAGTATTCTTGGGTCTACCCAATCTTATTGATTTTCTAAGATCACCTGATCTATCAATAAATGCAAAATTAGTTTGCTTAAGCTTTTTTAATATAACTTCGCCACCTGCTTCTATCGCCTGACTTCTTAATTCTCTTCTAACTTCTCTAGGCAATGATTCAAGACGGCGTAAAGTTCTTATATTCCTGCGTCTTTCTTCTCTAATAGATAATTGGGCCATTTTATATTATCTCAAGAAAGAAGGAGATCCTTGCGAATAACTTGTGAATAATATTATTCTAACATCTGTGGCAGGAATATCTTCCGGACCTAGTACAACATTGAACCCTTGTTTGGATAAAATTTTTTCTAGCTCTTCGGCCTTTTCCCACAATTTATTTCTTGTTAAAGCATTATCTCTATCAAAGGCCGGAATATTAAAGCCTAACAATATTTGATGCCTTATCGCTAAATATTCTACGAAATTAGGATTTTCATCAACGTCACCACCGATATATAAACTTATAATAAAGCCATTTTTATCCTTAACAAGCTTTCTTGGTATATCAGCATCTTCTATTTTAATTCTTCCAAACCAAAGGTTTTCTTTTTCTTCACTGGCATAATCAACCAAAATATCAGTAAGTTTTCTATCTACATTTCTAGGCGTTAATCTCATCTTCTAAATCTACCTGCTAATCTACCAAACAACCAAAATATAGCTACTCCTGTCCAGTTTTTATAATCTGAATTTTCTGGATATATCACAGTTAAAGACAACAATAATATTATTATAGAAATATGAATAGCATCTGCTTTTCTATAAGAGGCCGCTTGAATATTGGCCTGAGCTTGTATTTGAGTAACAGTAGTTAAATTAGCAAACTTTGCTTTATCTCGAAAATACCCTATTATTTCTGTACCAAAATGACCTACCATACCAAGCAATGGTACAAAATGTTTTATTAATAGATCTAATAACATAAGTTTTTCCCTGCACCTTCTAATGCTTCAATAAGCATATTGGCTCTGCGCTCTGATATATTATACCAATTAGAGCCTCTTATATTATTGATGGTGATTTCTCTATCACAATTTATTAATCTATGTAATCCAGCAGGGCCTTCTTGAAAAGCTCCATCTGCTAAGTTTACTTGTATTCTAAAGTTTTGTTGATAGAAATTAGGCCAAAGATTAGCAAAGCTAAATGTATTATCATACAGATCAATCTTTAATACGCAATCAGCTTGCTGTATATTTATATGCCATTCTTTAAGATTTCCACATTCTTGATGCTGTCTTTCTGTATATCCATTATGGGCTTCAAGATTATGTCCATATCCTATAGAATGAGTTTTACCATCATGATAAGGAAACTCTCTAAAGGCTTCTTCATTGCGTATTCTATCTAATAAGCTATTATTAGTCACTACTAGATTTAATATAGAATCTTTATTTAATTCTGAAGATACAGAATCATTAGAAGATATATTTTCAGGATCTTTTGGTGAAACATTATAGCCTATAAAAAACGCAATAATTATCAATAATCCATTTAAGAAGGCGTTCTCAAAGACAAATTTAAAATAATTATTATCTTTATTCGTGCCTTCTTTGGATTTATTACTCGTTTCTCCAAACATTAATTCATTACCTCAATATCTGAAAGATTTGCGAATTTACTTTTTGCGTCACTTAAAGCATCTTCCCTTCTTCTAAATCCACTTCCCGGCTGAAAAGCTAAAGTCTTTTGTGAGTTATCTCTTCTAATTAATTTCCATTTAAAAGATCCAGATTTAAGCTTTGTTATCACGACTTGAATAGGGGGAATATTAATCTCTTCCGAATCTCTTTTTAATAAGAATATTACACTTCCGCCTAGCAATATTCCCATTAAAAATATAATTATATATATAGTAAATTCAGTCATATTATCAGAAATTGCTTAAGGCAAATCTTATGCCGAATTGAAATAAATCATTATCAAAATCATTATTTTTATCAGATTTAGGACGTAAGTATCTAATACCAAAAGATTTCCACCAAACACTTAATCCATGTGTAGGGAAATCTGTTTCAGTTTTACTTTTACCAGTCATATCTTTATCAAAACCAATATGATAACTTACAGCAAAGCCTTTTACGTTTAACCCAACACCGGCCAAATAGGCTCCATTATAATTATAAGTATAAGTAGTATCATTACTAATAGTAACATCAACAGTATCAACTTTATTTCCTAACAAATGGCCAGTGAAATAATCTGTATCTCCTATATCTAAACTAAACAACAATCCTTTAAATTCACCCATGCCTCCAATAGAAATTAATGGATGATGACCTGCTTCAACCATACTATAAAACCCAAGTTTCTGAGCACTAACAGGGGCAACAGCAAACAAGCTAAATAATGTAACTAATATAACTTTCTTAAACATGATTTTCCTTTCTAAGATTAACCTTGTGTGGCACTAAAAGACGAAGAAGTTTTCTTCAATCTAACTATAAGTTCTTTTAGCTCTTTAATTTGATTATTTACTCTTTCTGCTTTTTCTTTATATGATGCTACGTCTCTTTGGTTTTGCTTGATTTTTTTCTTAAGAATTTGTGCCTGTTCTTGAAGTTCCGCTGATTCTCTTTGTAAAGATTCAGCTTTAGACACATTCCTAGTAAACTTAGCCCTCTTAAGACTAGATACAACTTCTTCATATTTTTCTTTAAGAGCCTGAATCTTTTCAGTACTAGCTTTAAGCCTGTCGGTATTTTTATTTAATGCATCTAATATCTTCTTTAATTGGGCAGTCAATCCTTCAATCTTAGATTGAGCATCGCTTATTTGCTCCGCTCTTCTTTTAGAGCTATCAATCTTAAACTTTTTTTGTAGCTGATTAACTCTAATTCTAGGGTCTACTGTGCTTGCATCAGGAGAAAGATCATCAGTCATTAATTATCATCCTCATCATTTGTATCATCTGAATCAGAATCATTTGTATCATCTGAATCTAGATCAAAGTTATCATCTAAGTCTGGTAAATCTAAACCATCATCATCTAAATCAGGATCATCTAAATCTAACGATCCGTCATCATCAAAAATTGCTGTATTATCATCTAAATCAAAATTATCTCCTGTTGGAGCCGGAGGTAATTCAACGCTTGTTCCTTTCTTCACGTTTAATGCTTTAAGTAAATCATCAAGAATTTCATCAATAAGTGTTGCATCAATAAACGGTAACTGTAAAGAAAACTTAGCAAGCGAAGTGCCAACAACAACAAGCTCTCCAGATAATGAAACATCTACCATAACAAAATCTGGCCCTAAAGCTTTAACAAAATCAATTATTTCGCATCTGGTTAGCTTAGGAGGATGATGACGGTATCTATTTAATATTCCAACTATTTGCTCTGACTTAGTTATAAAATTACTCCACATAAGCCAAAGCGGTCCAACCTCAACATTTATTCCTAATTGTTCTATAGCCTGAGCATATTCTGGTTTATCGCGTTGCAATGATCTTAATTTTTTGGCATAAGCATTGGCGCCTTTATATATAATATCTATGCCTTTTTTCTCTATAGCCTTAGATAAAGAATTAATTGCATCTTGTATCTTTTTCTCTACGGTATGCTCAAGCTTAATTTCTTCTTTAGCTAATTCTTTAGTCAAGGTTTTAATAGCATTGGCGCCTTGTAAAGATAATTGTTTAATTGCGCCTGTGCCTTGATTAGTAACATTTTTAATGCTATCTGTGCCCTGAGAAACTTCTGATTTGATACTATTAATACCTTGGTTAGCTTCTTTCTTTACTGCGCTAACAGCCGTATTTTCTGCATCAGTAATGCCTTTTTTAGCATTATTGGCGATACTTTTAAGCTGTTTTTTAAGATCATCAAACACACTCATTATATCTTTCTCTACTTCCTTTGGAAGATCCTTTATAGTATCTACAGCATCACTGGCAGTATCAGCAACAGTATTGGCAGTTTTCTTTGCTGTATGTTCAGCCTGTTTTGCCGTGTGCTTGACTTTCTTGCCAATCTTTTTAAATATACTCATCAATCTGTTATCTTTGATGATGTACCAAGCTTAGGCATTTTGTCCTGTTTCTTTTAATAATTTATCAAAGTCATCATCTAATTGTTTTGCTTTTGCTTTTTGCTCCTGTGCTTCTATTTCTTTTTGTTTATTTCTATATTTTTCTGCTTCTTCGTGTATATGCTCTCTATTATCTTTTTCAAATGGATTATCTGGCAACGTACCTATTGGCTTTCTCGGATTAGAAATCATGGAATCAACTCTTCAACACCATGCAAAGCTTCTTCTGGCAATCTTTCAATACCATGAATAACATTATAAAGCCTAGTATGAGTCTCTAACTTATTTACAGTAGCTTCAAGATTATGAATTCTGTGCTCAAAATAAAACATAACAACTAATGCTGTGACAATACAGGCAAGAATAGTGCTACCATAATGTTGCCATAATGCCTTCAGCTTGCTTTCTGCTGTCTGTTCTACTGCTGTCAATTCATCCATTTTAATTCTCCTTGTAATTTGGATGTTTAGTAAGGTCGAAGATTTCTATTCTAGAATCTCCATAAGTAACTCTAAATGGTTCATGTCTACCTAAACTACAATATCCTGTTTCTCCACTATGATCTTCATTTATTGGGCAAAAATCTATATTATCTTTCGGTGCCGCAAAATATATAGGATAAAGATCGTTTCTTGCTTGATACCTTTCATCATCTATTGTTCTGGTTTCAGAGCAATAATGGACTTTTCCATCAACATAGCCCTCTGCATGAATAGTAATAACGGCGAATTTTACAGTATCTTTTGGGCCAAAAGAATTTTTGTTTACTTCAACAATTAAAACTGGCGAAGGTGGATTTTCATTATCACGTTCTTCGGTAATTTCAATTATATCAAGGGCGTGATTAGTATATCTTAAAGTTACACTATCAATACCTAATTCGTTTCCACTATTATCATTTATTATACCCGAAAAATATAAGCTATCAACACCAATAAGAGGCGAATCTTTAAGTCTATCAAAAAACATAAATGGCCCATGGTATTGTGCTCCTTCATATCCATCTATTTCAGGAGGAATATGATCTCTGTCGCCAGAACCCAACCAATAATAATCTGGTAATCTGGCTCTAATAGTATCAGTTAATAAAGTATCTAGTGAAAAATTATCACAAACATCTTTTTTTCTATGTTCTTTATCGTGGGTTTTTATAGCTTGCTCTACATCTACTATAGCTTGCTCGTTATTTTCTGGCTCCATCATACTACCACTACAGCCCAACAATAAAATCAATAACAATAATTTCTTCACTTATCTTTATCCTTACTTTCTAGCAATATTAACATAAGCCAAATACAAACACAAACTATTATTGAGCATATAGTAAGAGAGAATAAAATATCGTTCATTACTTTCCTATAATTGGTATATCAATAAAAAGCTCTATTTGCTGATAAGAATTGGCAAGATAGGGAATATTGAAAAGGGTTGTTCCGTTTACGGCCTCTTCATTTGCTCTTCCTCCAGCATTAAGATTAATCTCTTTATACTTTAACTTAAACAAATCTTTAATCTTAAGAGAGTGAGACGCACCTAATATATTTTTTAAATTAATACTATATCTATCTGTATCTATTTTATCAAATACGGCATATGTCTTTTCATTAAACAGTTCATATTCTTCACCTTCGTTTTTTATGATCTTAATATATGCATCAAAACTATCCAGATCAACTTTAAATTTTGAATGATGAAATGATAATATTAAATTATTATTTGCATTGCCATGAAATAATTGAAGCTCTGCATTGTCAATAGGATAAGTTAATCTATGAGACTTACTAGTATCAGAAATGAGCTCATTTAATTCATTATCATTAAATAATAATCTTCTGGCGTTTCCAATATAATCTCTTAAATCGCTAGTTGCTGTATCATTTCCGTCTGTGGTAGGAACAAGATTATTTCCATCTAATCTATAATAATAATTATTGGGGAAGTCAACGCCATAAATATATTTGCTTAAATATAATACACCTTGCAATCTATCATTTGTATAGTGGCCAGAAAACCAAGAAGAAATAATATCTAATGCTCTATAAACATCTACCGATGCATCATTTTGACCAAAGTATACATTATTAAAACCTAATCTTAATATACTTTCTCCATCTATGCGATCATATAATAAATTATCTTGTAAATCTAATGCTGATCTCACATGAGTCTTACTTTGCTCATCAAGATCATCTGGAGGGTTATTAAATGCTTTTCTGCCTATTTCTTCATCTGTATAATCTTGAGAAGGATCAATTCTCCATACTGACATTTCAGCAGAAATATTTACAGAATCTTCTCTATTTGACAACCATACATATAAGGTAACATCGCCATTTATATGAGAAAATACGGAAAATGTATTTGCTGATCTGGAGCCCTCAAAACTAAAATGATTTTGTCCTATGATAGTAGCATATTCATTATCTACTAACTCATATCCTAAATTAGATAAAGAAAAGAATACTCTCTTAGACTTCTCTGTAGCATTTATAAAAGATGTAAGAACCTCAGTAACTTGTCCTACTTCCAGATTTCTTAATGTTATACTTTGACCAGTATAAATTGGGGTATCTTCTGCTGATATAACTGAACTTATATCTACATCATCAAATAGCTGTCTTGCTACTCCTGATCCTCCTGCTGATAATACATTTAACTCTTCGTTTATATTATTTTTAAATTCATCTAAGCTAGATGATAAAGCATTAATCTTATCTAGATTATCATTAGATTTCTCTTGATTAGTTTCAGCAATTAATCGTGCCGCTGGATCAATTTTATTTTCAGGCTTAAATGCTAATTTATCGCCTATAAAGCCTAAAACTTTATCTGTTCTGTCATTCAGTGCAGGAAAATCAGGAAGAGCATCATTGTCATTGCCAGATATACCAAGAAAATTAATTATATCCAATAAAGCTTTTCTATCAAAAACTTCATAGATTTCTACAAGAACAGGGTTTATGTCTGCGCTCAAAGAATTTATTAATAGCTCTCTATTATTATTTGAGCATATAACTGTACTGCCAACAATAACTTTTGTTTCTGATCTTAAGCCTGCCAAGTCACTTGCTATAAATACTTTGGTTCCAACATTGCCATCATAAGTTGTTTTAAGAAATATAACAAAGTTATTATCATCTGGTATTACATAGCTTCCGGCTCTCTTGGGTTGTGATCCTACATCTTCTGTTAATAAATAATCAGCAGGAACTTTTCTAATTAAGGGCTTTGCTTGATTTAAAAAATTCAACCAATCTTCGACAGAGTTTCCAAAGTCTGGAAAATCATCAAGGGCCGATCTGACTTTTTCGGCTTTAGCCACAGGCTGATTATTAGCCGTATCTAAACCAGCCGGAAGCTCAATAGGATTAGATTGCTCTGGAAGATTCATAATTATACTCTGCTCAAAGATATTACCGTATCATTATATCTATAATCAACGGCATTTACTTTTTTCATTAAATATATATTATAATCTAAATTATCAATAGTTTTTCTAACAGAGGCCTCTATAGTATTACTTATATCAAATCTATCCTGCATGAATCTATTAGGTTGAATATCAACAATAGGCACAGCCCAATAAAGTCTAGCTAATGTTCCCTCTTCAATATTCTTTACTGTCCAATCTTTAACTGCAATTCCATCAATATCAAAGTCTACAGAGTTTATTGTAAAGTTTATATCATCTATATCTTCGTCTTTATCTATATATCCAAAGTGTACGCCTTCTATATTGGGATCTAATCTATCATTAAAAAACTGTGGATCAGGATCAGTATAACCATAATCTATAGAGAATAACTCCCATCTAATATTACTTGCGCCCTTTTCCCAAGATGATAAAACATGGCCTTCAGAATTAGTCCAAATAAATAAAGCGTTTCTTTTCCGTCTTGCTCTTTGTATGTTTAAGTCTGTAAAATAAAATGGTATATGTTGTATAATACTGGTTGCTTGTCTCCACAAACGCCCAGGCATAAAAGCTATATCTACGCCTCTTACAGTTTCAATCAACAAAGCATACCATTTATCATCTTTTTGAATTATATGTTCTTGAGTAGAACCAAGTCTAAATCCTGTACTTGATACGCCTATGCCTTGTGTGGCTGAATGTATTTTGTGTACTAATACACTTTCACCACTTGCGCTAAATACTTCTCCCCATTTATTAGATAAATCTATAGGGTTATCTTGTTCATTTTCTGGATTTATAAATACTTCAATGCCCCATAATCTTTGCCCGGGAGAAACATTGGGGATTAATATTGTCCATCCATCAGGAATAAGAGTAAGGTCGTGTGTTAAATAATCATAAGTTCCAGTAGTTAACTTCTCGGGTTTTTGTGAGCTAGCTATATATAATCTAAGATAAAAAGCACCTTGATAACCAGGAAAACCTCTTCTCCCGGGATTACCTTTAAGTAGGCCTATCTCTAATCTTTGTGGGGTTTCTGGCGCTTCTCTTGTTCCTCTTTGCACAACAACTTGTGCTTTTTCACTAGGAACAGCATTTAATTCTTCTAAGCTCCAAATATCTAGGCTTCTGTTAGCGCCAGCCATTAATCATCCTTCACAGTGTAATATTTCAGTTCCAATACCACGAGATTCTGAACCCCAGCATATATTAATTATTTCTTCTGGAGACCTATAATCTATAATATTATCACAAGTATTTATAATTATGGTTCTATTTTCTACGCTACAAACAAGCACTAACTTATATGGAGTAGAAGAAGGTACTATACCTTCAACTCTAAAAAATACATCTCCCCATTGTACTTTCCAACTAGTATCTAATTTTCTTTTTGGTATTATAAATTTTTGAAATCCTTCTTCTATCTCTACTCCATCATCTGATTTAATAACTCTTGAGCCAGAAACAGGAATGGCCATTGTTCTGACAGGAAAATAATTTCCATTATCTAGTTCTCTTAATAATCTTATCTTTTGCATTAATACATAAAGCTTTTAATAAGATTTCTAACAAGCTTATTTTCTACTCCTGCTCCTTCAAATGGCCCAAGTTGTATTCCCCTTTTATAAAAAGCATCATTGATATAATATTTAACCGCCTGAATTAATCTTTTATCTATTATAGGCGTATTATCAGAATCAAGACTGGAGCTACAATTATAATTTACTCCAAGCTCAACGCTTTCCTCATTATTTTCATTTACAAAATTCATGTCCTCAAACAAAACTATATAACTTTTCTTGAGATCTCTCTTTATGAATCTATACTTTGATTGATCTATTACTGACCTATTTCCTAATATATCAGTAAAATAAACTTGCTCTATACTTTGAGTAATAGGATAAGACAAATATATTCTAGAATATCTAGTTAAACTGTATACTTCAAATATATCGGCAAATTCCCATTTTCTAAAACATTTATTTGTCATAGAATTTGGGCCACAAATATGATCGCTAAATGCTTGAAGTAAACTAGTTAATTCTGCATCAGAATCATTGTCTCCCGATAATCCTACCCAATCTCTAGCTTCATCCAATGTAACAAGAAATGTATCTGGATAAGATAACACTTCTGTCCTTAAAGGATTATTTATTTTGCCATTAAAAAAATAGCTTCCCCTAGGATAATAATATCCATAATTGTTTACTATTACCCTAGGGGAAGATTGAGTTAACATTTATGAGCTAGCAAACTGAAGCTTACAAAAAGCTCTTTGGTCAAAAGCCACGCCACCACCAACTCTCATATATCCTAAAATGCCTTTCTGTAAACTTTTCATAAATATTTCATTCAGTACAACAGCAGATAGTCCTCTAACATAAGCTAATAAGTAATTATCCCAATCACCTAAAAATCCAATTACATCCCCTTCTGCATAAGATAAGAAACCAGAAAGTGAAGAGCCATGAAATGGAGAACTAGTAGCAGAAGGATAAACTGGTATATTTTTAACTAGCAATCTACCATTTTCATCATAATTAGGAAAGATATATCTATTATCTTCATCTAACAAGCCTTCAAGCTCTTCTGCAAATTCATCACTTACAACAAAGCTTGCGTTATTTCTATAATAACTATCAAGCTTAAATTTCATATCTCTAAGACTTTTAAGTAATTTAGGAATAAATTCATTATCTGTATTATATGCTGTAGTAACCTTCTGTGTTATGGTTTCCTTTTGTATAAATGGTGATTTATTGGATATTGTCGATTCATCATCTAACAAAGAGAAAAATGGTCCATCTGGAAGACCACCAATAACATCTCTATTAATTCCTTTACCAAAGGCTTGTGATAATATAAAAACAAGAGTTTGTTCTAAATTACCAGCAGAAGCATCATCTAATTGAACAGTATAAGGCATTAAAAAAGAATAGTTTTCTGTTTTAATTCTACCACCTACCCAATTAGCTTTTTTAACTTCTGAGTCACGTCCTTCAATCAAAGGTTCCGCAATTAATGTTTCATCATTATCATCATGTGGATGACCAGAAGAATTGTCAATTGCAAATAATCTTGCGGCACCAGAAGAAAAATTAATCCAATTTCCAAGTTCGCTCATAGGGCCGGCAAAAGGTCCGGCTCTCATCATTCTATGATAAATGCTTACTTCTGAATCTGTCGGAATTAAATATCCTGCTCCAGTTGTTCCTCCAGCAGATACATCACTATCTGTTGTAATTCCTTCTATAGCCCTTTGTTGATATTCTGAAAGAAAATCAATTTGTTGTCTAGATAAAAAACCGGCTTGTTTTAGGCCAGAAGCAATATATCTAAGAGATAATCTTTCACCAAGAAACTTTCTATATGAATATAACAATTGCTCACTAGATAATGAGCCCGGTTCATTATATCTTTGCCATATAAGATTATCTCTTACTCTAATTTCACTAGGAGTAGGTTGATAAGTATCAAAATCTAAAGGATCATCCCAGGAAGTAGAGCGAAATTTCAAATCTCCTCTAGAATGTCTTAAGAAACTATATTCTTTTTCAAGACTACTTCTTTGTTCTTCGTTTTCTATTTCTCTTTCTACATATAATTCTTTTTGGAGAGAAGAAATCTCTCTTGCCATCTTATATCTTTTATTGATATTATTTTCTCGGGTTTGTGCGTCAACCCCTTCAAGATTATTATCTTTTTTGAGCTGACGCACTTTACCCAAGAGGTCGTCAATCTTTTTCTGTAATTTTTCCGCTTTACTCATATCGACCTCCTTATAATATAAGCAAGAAGATCAAGTTCTTGGAAATCTAAGACCAGAAAAAGCATTAGCGTCTGTTTGCACTGATCCAACTCTCCAATAAGCCATTAAACCTAACTGTAACGACTGCATGAATAATTCACGGAATACAGTTACATACATGCCGCGAACATAACCAACCCTGAATTTATTAAAAGCGCCAATTATGCTATGAAACTGATTTCTAGTTACAGCATCAGCGGCACCAGAAGGATGTATAAATCCATTATTTGTAATACATCTTAAGCCATGAATAATCATAGCGGGGCCATCTGTTTCTCTATGATATAAAAATCTTCCATCTTTATCAACAAGTTGTTCAAAGGTCATCATAGCATAATCAGAACAGTGCATCAAGAAATCAGGTGTTCCTCTATATGCTTTGTCAATTAAATATTTTGCGGTAATAACTTCTCTAGGAAGAATATTGGAATTAGCAAGATCATAACTGGAATTTCCTCCATTCTCATTAGTATCATAAGCATTGGCTCCAGTGACAGTCTGGTTAGCTAATATACTTCCAGCAAGAGAGTTTAATCTATGATTGTCATTATCTCCTTTACCTGACGCAGTTAATTCATCATTCAGCAATCTGCCAAAAGATTCTGCCATTTCCATACGTAACTCTTGTTCAAGATTGCTAGCAGAATCTTGCTGAACCTGAATAGTCCAAGGCATGAGATTTGCAATAGTATGGAAATTCAGATTAACTTGGCTCCATGCAGCTTTCTGTGCTCCAATATCTGTTGCCTCAGAAACATAAACTGCTTTGGCATTTTTGCGAGAAGTGTTAACGTTAATTTTATGCGGCTCACCATTAGGATACATTCTCCACATTCCTGCCCCGCCACCCGGGCCAGCAAAGGGACCAATAAATGCCATTTGATGAACAATTGCCGCCTCAGTAACAGTAGGAACTAAATATCCACCATCACCATCTGCCGCAATTTGAGCAGTTGTAGCTTGTGCTCTTTCTTGATGCTCGTGGAATAAATCCATTTCTGCCTGAGAAAGTCTTAACTTCTCATTGCTCGCACCAGCGGCAATATATTTAAAGAAAAGTCTTTCGCCAGCATACATCCTATGAGCCTTAACCATCTGCTCAGTAGTTAAAGCCTCTGGATCATTAAATCTTTCAAAAACAAGAACATCTCTTTGCTCTAATTCTTCAAGCTTAGGAGTCCTAGATTCATCAGTAACAGGATCATCCCAAGATGCCCTTCTTAATTTAAGATCGCCGCCACCATTATTGGGAATCTTGCGAACAGAAAACTCTTCTTCACGCTCTTTATTCTGTTTTGCATCTTCAATAACCTCAAGCTGTTTTACTAACTTCTGAGCATCTGCTAGCTCATCAACCATCTTAGAGAAATTTTTGTTTCTTTCTTTACGCTCTTCTGGCGTGCGATTTTCATTACCATTCTTTTTGAAAGCCTCGATCTTTCTAATTAGATCGTTTCTTTCTTGTCTTGCTTGTTCAAGATTTTTATCCATTTTTATCTCCTATACTTTTGTGTATTATAAAAATAAATGATAAAGCATAATACGCATCAGATGAGGCAAAATCTATAATATTCCCTCCAAGATGCCTTTAAGCCTATTATTGATTTTATTTTCTTCAATTTTATGTTCATCAATATTTTGTTGCTCTTGCCATTGCCTATATAAAACTGCTACTTCATCCTCATTATCAAGTATACCGCGATAAGCATATCTTAAACCATCTTCTCTTGTCCCACCAATTTTTGCTGTTGAATAAGCGCCCATATCAACAAATGATATTTCGCGTAATATTCCAACTTGCTCTATAACAAATAAATCTGGTATCTTTTCTTCTTCATCATCTGACGAACTATCTTCGTGCTCAATTCTCCACTTTCCACCTCTAAGAGAAAAACTAATACTTACATCAGTAAGATCACCACGATCAATAGCATCTAAAACATCATTAGCTCTATGAGACTTTTCAGATAAATCAACTTCAAAATCAAGACCCTTCTTAGATTCTGCAATGCGCATTGTTTTAGCCGCAACATTACCTAATGGAATCCCTGGCTGATGCGCAATAAGCATTTTAGTTTCTTGTCTAACTTCTTCTGGAAAAGCTCCTTTTTCAATAGTTTCTCTGAGCCATCCAAAATCAATTATCTCATCCCATTCTAAACCTCTACCATAAACGGTATATTTATTATCATCTTCTTTACCGCGAAATAAATCAGCTTTAAAGCAAAATCTCTTAATCATAATTAATGGCTACCATTCTTAATTTTAGGATGAGGACTAATAATCATTCCTCTTGATTTTAATAAATTAAATAATCTATCTAAATCTTTTTCTGCATCATCTTCGTTTTCATCCTCATTACTTTCCCCAGGTTTTTCTTCTGAGCCATTCATCTTAGAGTCATTTTTTGCTATATCCTCTAATAGATCAAGAGGAAGAGTAGCACTTTGAATAAATAAACTATCAGCAAGAGGGTGATCTATAGGCTCATCGCCCATAAGAACTCTAACTTCATTAGGGGTCTTTTGGGCAGAAAAGATAGCCGCCCTATAAGCTTCTGTTCTTTCTTTGATATTAGCTTTTTGAAGATCCAATAGATCCATAACAATCTCTTGATTGCTTCTAGGATCAGGGAACATTTTAAGAGATAAACCTTGCTCTATAGAATTAGAATATCTTTTAACTACATGATTAGCTAGGTATGTATTTATCTCTTGTGTGCTCCAATTAGAACCAGATAATTCTCCAACTAATACTGGAGGAACATTCAGCGTTCTAGCTATCTGCCGAACACTTTCAACTTGTGTTTCTATTAATTGAGACTTTCTATTATCCGCAGTAATAGAAGAAAAATCTGTACCTTTCGGAGTAACAAAAACTCTAGAGTTACTCCGAACCATATCAATGACTGCTTCATTTATTTGTTCTTTAAAATTATCATGATCTGGTCCACTAGTAAAAGGCGATTCAGCAACAAAAGAACCTGAGCTAATACTATCAAAATAACCAGACATATAAAGCATTAAGGCAAGAGAATTAGCAATGGCCTCTTTGCCCGAGCTTAATAATCCATACGATTTAGTTACATCCGTAGCATAAGGTAAAAACGGAATACAAACAATGTCTTCAATCGGAATCCTATTAGGTATTCTAGCAAAATTTTTACCAGAATAATGATAAACAAAAGGAGCATCCTGTTCATAAAGATCATCACAAGAAACTTGCAATGGATCAAGAACATGAAGCTCTCTAATAAGATTTGATCTATTTCTTGCTAAATAAATATATCCCCATCCATGTAATAAAATACTTACTATTAATCTTTGCCTGGCTTGAAAGCTAGCTTCAAAAGGATTCCATCTACGATTAAGTATTTTATTCCAAGATTGCCCAAGGGGTTTTTTAGCTATCTTACCATCTTTTCTCTCAAGACGATAAGCAAGCATTGGAAGGCCAGCAACAGCAGAAGAAATTAAAGAAACTCCATTGCTTACAGCAGGAACCGCCATAGCAGTTTCTTCTGTTACTGGAACAGCAGAAGCTACACGATTTAAAAATAAAGAAAAAGAAGATTGACTTACAAGCGCACCATATCCTCCGTATGGATCGCTTCCTAAAAACTCACTATTTCTTATTTGGAAATTTTCTTGCATTGTATAAACTCAGCAAGATTCCACAAGGTAGCTTCTGCCTCTGAACAAAGATAAACCCCTATGCCCGGAAAGTCAAGGGATATAGGGGTCAAAAGGGCTCAGTGTGCTGTTTTTAGGCTACTTTCATCTTTGTAGCACCTCCATTTGATAATGTCCAAGTGTTGAGTTAGTAATCAGCTATTGTTTTAATAGCTGGCAAAGCTATTGTTTTAATAACTAGCAAAAGGATTATATTTAAAATCAGATTTAGCGTACTCTCTTTTCAGCCAATGCTCTAAGCTTATTCCTTCTCTTCTCACAAATAATTGCCAAAGACCAGCGCACATTACCATTACTGTTACTCCATCATCTGTTCCTCTATCATGTTTTGTCGCGGTCTTTTTATCTAGCTTCTTCATATTATTTTCATCATTTTTTAACTGTACACATTCTAAACACCAATTAGAAACTGGATTAAATTCATAATTAACTAGTTGCTCTAGTACACATAATTGATAATCAGATATACTTTGATCCATACCAAGAGATGTTATCCTGTTTGGAAAATATCCTTGAGAGTGACCCATAATTTTTATTTGGCCTCTTTCCTCAAGATTAACAATATCTTCTTTGGTTACTATTATATCCATAGAATAACCATTACTATTACAATCATCTACCATATGTCTTGTTCTATATGGATCGGCAGTAACTTCATGATCTTTATATTTTTGACATAAATTATATATATATTCTCCTACAGTTTTATACTTGATAACACGCCCTTCTGTTTTCCAAATAAACTCTCTTTTGGTCCATAATAATAACTTGCCAGTGGATACTTTATCTCTTTCTGCTAATCCTACTTCTGGAGACCAATATCTAACTCTCTGTAAGGGCTTAACTTCTTTATCATAAGGGACATATAATTCTCCTAGTGCAGTGAAGTTTCTTCTTTCTGCAAGATCAATAGCAAGATATATTTTACAGTTTTCAGGAGAATATAATTCATTAAATGTATCTTCATCTATTTCATCGGTAACAACTTCATCCCAGTCTGATCTTTGAAACAGTCCCCCTGCATCGCCCGGAACTTTACCAAAGTTTAATCTATTCACTTCTGATATTTCATCAGGGGTTCTTGCTCGTTCTATATTAGATTCTATACTAGATTCAGTAATAATTTGATCTAAAGCAGGATTGGCTTTATGCCAATGTTTATGTAAAGGAAACTTACGTTTAGAATCTTTACTTGGAAAATCTTGTGAATCACATTCTGCTATAAATCCAAACAAATTCTCTGGTTCATGTATTTTACATGCTCTTATTGCGGCTACTCTATAGTCCCATGCAATGCCGCTCATTACTTTGGGCGCATTAGATACGATTAAACATAATTGTTGAGGGCGATTCTTAGCTCCATGCAACAATATCTCTAATTGTCCAGAATCCTTTGTCCATTCGTGTGGTTCTTCTGCTCTAAAATAAGATATACGTTTTCCAGATTTACCGCTTCCGCCTCTGACATATGTTAAAGCTGTATATTTCGCTCCAGTCTTTGTACATCTAAATCTATCAGGGTTTTGTGCTTTACCAAACTCAAAACCAAAATATTCTTTTATTTTTGGAGAAAAAGCTAATAATTCTTTACAGGCATCTACGCCTAATTCCGATGCTTGTTCTTTATTACTCGCAGTAATATAACAATCAGGATGAACTTCGGGTTGCCATATATTAGTTTCTAAGTCTTTATATCCATCTAAAGACATCATAAATAAATCAAAACTAGCCCCCCAAGGAGTTTTGCCATTCCCTTTGGCTGTATATATAACGGCAATCCTATACTTGCGAGTCCCAGGCTTATATTTAGGATGTTTCAATCCACATATCCAACCCAATAAACTATAGCTTTTAAATTGCTGAAAAGGAAACAATTTAAATGGAACAGGGATACTACCATCTTTCAATACAGTTAAATTATTTGCAAATTTTTCATAACGTAAAGCTAGCTCTGGCTTGTAAACATATAAACCCTTACTCTGTTTTTCTAGATCAATAACATGCCTTCTGCAAGCATATCTAACATATTGTCCCGCTTTTATCCTATCACGCAAAACATCTATTGCGTAAGCTGTTCCAGGATCAGGATATATTTTTTTTAATTTATCTAGCCTAGATATATTAGACATATTTAACTCATATCATTAATGCATTTATTGCAATAAATGCCTGTTTTATTTACATTGATTTCAGGTAAACTGCCATCTTCTTTAAGTTTAAGTTTACCTTCACATTTAGTGCATCTTATAAAGAGCCCTATTCTTTCTGTATTATGAAAAGTTGCCCACATAAGCCAATGCAAAGCATTATGTATCATTGCTAACTCAGTATTATTTTCAATCATGTTACTTTCTAGATTATCTAGTCTCTTGCTCGCTTTAGTTTTAAGTACACTCTTAATCTTAGATAACATATTTAGATGCCTTTCATAAGATCATCAAGAGGGTTTACATTGCTATCTTTCTTAACTATCAATGCTTGAATTTCCTTGCGGGCTTTTGGTGTAAAACCAAATTCTCTAAGAAAGCCTATAACCGTTTTTGTTGCAACATTTCGCAATCTAATAAACTCAGTATATTTTTTATAATCACCTTGCTCAAGAAACTCTTCTGCTTGAGCGGCAATTTCTTCTCTTAATTCAATCTCTTTAAAAAATAAGTGCATAGCTGGAGTGTCTGTTTCTTCTATCCAATCAGCTTGTTCCATTAATGTTTTAATGGCTATTACTTTTCTGCTTTTTACTATATTTCCCATATCATCTTCTCATTTGTATATCAAGATTAGATAAACCTATAGGATTACCGTCATCATCTACTCTAACTCTGGTTCTTTTATTTCTTTCTACAAGAGATTTATCAATATGACAAGACTTACATACTGGTTGAAGATTTTCAATTTTGTTGGTCCCGCCTTTACTCAGAGGAACAATATGATCTATTTCTTCTGCTACAGCATTATTACATATTCTACACATAGGTTCACGAGCTAATACGTATTCTCTTAATCTAAGATAAGATTTAGTATTATCGCGTTCATACATATTTTTAGACATTATTCTATCTTGTTTACTATAAGATATATTAAGATCATGCCTATTATTACTATTGATATTTCAACCATCATTTCTCATCTATAAAAATAGGGCCGCAACTAACAACACCATGTTTATAGTCTCTTTCATGCATAAGATTATAATATCCTTTTTGTTTATCATAATACAAATATATATTTTCCTTATCTTGTTCAGTAACAAATCTCTTGTTGCATTTAGTGCAAACAAGATCGCCTCTAATGAACTGTTTGCTGTATGGATAAAATTTCATAAATCCTTTTCCTGAGCGAAATAGAATCTCTGTTTGATCTGACACTTTTTGTTGCTACCACCCTTTCAAACTTTAATCCTAATTTTAATATCTCTATAGATTCATCCGTTTGCCACCTTACCAACAAAACTGGTTGACCATAAGACAATGCTCGTTTAAAAAACTTTCTTTGTGATGGTCGAACATCAGAGTTTCTATCTCTTTTTAATTCTATAAACGCACAGAATGGACGAGTATATTCTTCATCTATCATTAATATACAATCGGAAATTCCGTCCGTCCCGCCGTATCCATACTCAACAAACAAAAGAGAATAACTAAATGCGTCCTTAAAAAGCTTCCTTAATTCTGTTTCAGATCTTTTTATCATTTTTCTATTATCCTATTTTTTCGAGTACCAATTCTAATGTCCAACCGTTGACCCGGCTGTGTGCTGTGTGCTGTTCTGAGTGCCGTTCTCTCTTATTGCTCTTTACTCTATACACTACTTTATACTCCTTTTTCTATATAAATTCTCTCTCTCTTGAATTTGAACTTAGATAAAGTAGGTATGAAACAGCGCACAGCACACACAGAGCCCGAAGGCATCCCGAACAGAACGGTTGGACATTAGAATTAGTACTCAAAATGGAATTTTCTTGTCTATATACTGTTTTGCTATTTTTAAGCCAATCTTCATGCTTTTTTTCATGAAATCTTTCATATTAAATCCCTTCTGCCTGCTTTTTTCATCGTACTTCTCTTGCATAGAAGAGTTAATTAGTACATATTGCCGACGACCATTTGACATTACTTTGTATATTCTTCCGCTTCGGCGTAATACATCTACAACAGTTTTCTTATCTGATTGCTCTTTGCATCCTGTAATAATAGCCTTTCTAATCTTTACGTCGCTCTCATATATCTTTTGTCCAGTCATATGAGAATCAATCATCATATGAATTTGATCTCTACTAATTATAAATGGTCTATTTATACCAGCTAAAACACTACCTATTTCACTGGCTACAATCTCTTCTTGACTCATACTCTCTGATATTATTTCTTTCTTCTTCTCAGAATTAGGAGCATGTTCTCCTGCGCCAACGTAATATCCATAATTAACCGCCCAATGGTATATGATAGATAAACCATGTTTATGTAGCCACTTATAAAACTCATTAAATTTTTTATCTGGCCAACGTACCTCTGTAACTTCCGGAAAAAACCATCTTCTGTCTGCTTTGCCAATCTTAAGTGCTTTATGCTCATTACTACATGCAAAAACATGACACCAATTTTCACACATAAACGCTCTAGTATGCTTCTCGTTGATCTGTATAAAAGGATCAGTTATAATAGATTTTAATACTTGTGTTGCCTTCCAGCTTTGACCTGCATATATTTCTTCTATTATCACTAATCTCTTATAAGCGGCCCAAGAATTAAAGCTAGATAATATATCGCTTTCTCGCACCGTTATACTATTATGAATTCCAACCAATGGCATTAATATGCCTTCACCTAGCGTACTTTTACCTACACCTTCAGTGTGGGAAATCATTAATATTCCCCATTTCATTCTTACATCAGGTTTAGCTATGAGAGTTGCGATCCATCTTTTCATATGATCGCGCTCTTCTTTAACAGGCAGAAGATACTCTAAGAACTCTAGCCAAGGATCATATGCCTCCTTTTCTTTTTCTTTTGATATGTCAGCTACATCAATATTACAAGGAAAATATTTGTTAAAAGTAAATTCTCCATTAGCTATTACCCCCGGTGCCCCTGATTTATATTTATCTGGTCTATATGAAAACCTTTCATATGCTTTATCTTGAGATAAATTAAACAATTCTAATATCTTATTATTGCCCCCGATATTATGATGATACTTTCTAATATACTTCTTTAATAATATATCATCTAATACTAACCTGGGATTATCTCTACTTACCCATTGGTCTGTTTTGATTACATGAATCCATGTATTTTTCGCATGGGTTCGTAACTCCATATAAGGTTTACCAGTATCATCTAATGATTTTTTAGTCAAAAATGTAGCAGGTACAGTACAGTCTTTAAATCCATATTCTCCAGTAGGAAATTCATCAGCCAAATCAAATCCCTCTGGAAAAGCATCAGGCCATTGAATAGAATAAGTAGGACAATCTAACATTCGTGATATATAAGATATGCTACTGTAGCTTTCACTATCATTATCTGGCACTATATAAACTATATCTGGTCTAGAATTACGCAGAGCACGCCAACTTGTTCTATAAGGATTTAATGCACCGCCTATCCAGGCAACATGTGCATGATCTTTTAAATCATTATACCAAGGATGATCTGGATCTAATAAGTCTCTACAATATCTAGCACTTTTGGCTCCTTCATGTATAAAAATAATACTATTATCCTTTAACTGAGACAAGCCCCATATTGGCAATTTCCCTTTTTTGTCTACAGTTTCAAGCTTTCTCCATTTATCATCATTCCAGTAGCTCCATCTTACATATCTTTTTGGATTAGATGTTTTTTTGTTAAAAAGCTCTAATCTTTCTTCTAACATTAAACATCTTTCATTTTTGGAATCTTCAAATATAAATAAATTATTATTGCCTTGAGCTTCACTCAGCCTATCAGTAAGCTTACTATCTAATATATTAAGAGGAAGATAAACCTGCCTTGGAAACTCTGCAAGCCTCTCTTTCCATTCTGCAGAAATTAGATTTTGCTCTGTTTGACTTGGCTCATACTTTTCTTTGTTGTTGTTAGGATGTACAGAGATATTACCAGTGTTTCTATTAAATTTAATAGTGGCCTTATCTCTCCATCTATACCTTCCTTTTTTTAAGTTTTTCTCAACTACTGCTGTATAAAGAGTTCTAGGTTCAGCATTTATACGTTTTAGATATTCTCGGGCGAATTCTAAATCCAATAAACTATCTATCATTTATATTAGAGGCCTTCTTATAAAAATATTATTTACAATTCTCGCAATAACCAGACCAGTATTTTAAATTCTCGTCTCGCTCTACTTTACGCTTGCAATTTTTACAAATCGTATCATAATACTTTGTTTTATTTCTATGGCTTTCTCTGTTCGATTCTCTTGTTTGTATTAATTTACAATCATCACAATAACCTCCCCACCTTTTCATTTTACTAGTACGTTTAACTTCTACGCCACAACCTAGACAGATTTTAGCGCTATAATAGTTACGCGATCTACGTTTACTTTCTTTGTAAGATCGTCTTAGATTAATCTTCTTACAATCATCACAATATAATGCAGTAATTTTTTTATATGATATATCCTTACTGCACATAATACATTCGCCATCTGGATTCTTCAACATTGGTCTAGACATTAAGATATTCCAGTGCCAATATATCTGGCGGCAATAGCACCCAATAATTTTTTATCAGACGATACATTATATACAGCTCCTTTAAGTGCATATAGATTTTGTTTCTTTGTAGCAATATCTTTAAGATTGTACTTATTAATAGTATTGTTAACTCGCTTATAATAATAACTATTTACTGTAACATATAACTTACCAGTATCATCATGTACATGTAATACAAGTCTAGGTTTGCCTTTTTGATCCTGTTTTATCTTAACTTTATCTATGAAACATACTAAACATATCTCTTCATTAGGAGCTATATTAATACTTTCAATATCTTCAATTGTGTAAGCCCTAGTGTTAATATTAAACTTCTCTAAGCCTTGTTCACCGCACAATATATCTAGGCTATCTTTAACAGGATATATGCTATCTATATCTGTGCTAGCTCTAGATAACACTTTCATCAGCGAACTAGGTAATACTTTATTGCTCCGCCGATGATGTAAGATACTTTTCACTCTTTTAGGACCAATACCTTTAATATTAGATAGAGGGCCAATAAGAGTATCACCGCTAATCTTCCATTTATCATCAGATATATCAATATCATAAGGCTTATATTTAACACCTAATTCCCCTGCTTCTCTTAATAAACTTCTCTGTTTGAGTAGTTTTTTCTCTTTTGTTGATCCTTCTGCAAAACTCAAAGTGGCCGCCGTAAATTCTAGCGGAAATCTGGCTTTAAGCACCATACACCAATAAGAGATAGTGCTATATGCAACGGCATGAGATTTATTAAAGCTATATTGTCCATGTGATGTAAGTTTATCATATGTCTCATTTGCAATATCTGCACTTACTCTTTGCGTATTACAGCCATCTATAAACTCTTCTCTATAAGGCTCAAAGATGCTAGTATCTTTCTTGTTAATGGCTTTGCGCAAGATCATAATATTTTTCCATTCTAGTCCTCCGATCTCGCGAAGTATTCGCATTAACTGTTCTTGATAAACAATAACTCCCAATGTTTCTTTTAAAATAGGTTCAAATGCTTCGTGCGCATATTCTATATCTTCTGTTCCATTTCTTCTTCTGACCCAAGTATCTGCGTCACCTACCGCAAGAGGCCCTGTTCTTCCTACACTTGTTATGACACATAAATCATTAAACTCGGATACATATATTTGATTGGCAACACCTAATACTGTATCGCCTTCAAACTGAAAGATGCCAGTATATTTTTTGTTTCTTATAATCTCATATGCTGGCTTATAATTGAGTGGCACTTTATTCAGCAAGTTAAAGTCTACGCCCGCTAAATCTAATGTTTCTTTAAGTATATCTAGTGTGTTTAGCCCTAATATATCTATCTTAAGAAGCCCTAATTTCTCTGCTGAATCTTTATCAACCATTGCAACAGGGTTGTTTTTGTCACGAAGATTAAGAGGAACGATACTCATTATTTCTTCATTAGCAAGAACAACTGCCCCTGCATGTTTTCCCATATGCCGAGGATGATTGGCAATATTGCCCAATATACTTATTTCAGGGTGCTCATCTAATATATCCTCTGCATCTTCTAATGCTTCTATTAATTCATCGCCCTTTTCAATTCTTCGTAAACGCCCTAATTCCCAAGGCTTAATGTTAAGAGAAGCGCAAGTTTCCCTAATGCTTTGTGCGGCTTGATAATTATTTACAGTGCCTACTTGCACACACTTCTTTTTGTTGAATGTTTTCTTGATGTATCTGATAATATCAGTACGTTTGTTTGGCGGAAAATCAATATCAATATCTGGAAGATCCTCTCTATATATATCTATGAATCTTTCAAACGATAGATTATGCTTAATAGGATCAATTGTTGTTATGCCCATAAGATAACATACTAATGATCCTGCCGCACTTCCTCTTCCCGGCCCAACAATCATTTTCTTTCTAGCATAATCTGTTATATCGCCAACAATATGAAAGTATGAATCAAAGCCTTTATTTGTAATAATTTCTAGTTCATGTATTAATCTATCTAAATACTTTTTGTTTTTTATATCAATAATATCAATATTATAATATTGTTTTGCTCTTCTTCTACATTTCTCTTTAAGGCTTAAGAAACTTTCATATTGTGGCAAGCTGGCTTTAGACAGGGAAACTTTACTTGCCTGCTTTAATATATCTATAGAATTAGCAATGAATCCTGCTATTTCTGATCCTGTTATTTCATGTTTCTTTCCAATATAACTAAAATACTCGTTTCTAGTTAATATATGCTGTGGATAAGTTTGTAATCCTCCGCCACGTCCACCCTTTCCACATATAATCTGATACAGAGATTGATTTTCTTTTGTTGGATATAGATTGTCTCCAGAGATAACATATGGTATTTCTAATCCCCTAGTTTGTTTAAAGTAATATCTAGTGACACTAGGAGATAGCCCTAAATATACTTCATCATTACCATATAATACTAAACAATCTCGCAGAAACTCAGGTATACTTCTATGGCCTATAATTTTATAACATTTGGCTTCTAATGCTTGTTCATAAGTCAATAGCGGTCTGTATCTAAACTGCGAATACGCAAGAGATATAAGTCTATTGATCTCTTTCAAATTACTATAAGGATAAAACGTCCATAGATCAGATACAGGTTTCTTCTCTGTTAGATTTGGAGTTACTTCTAATTCCACTCCGAGTACAGGAACTTTATTACGAGACTCACATTTCTTTACCCAATCGAACCAGCCGTAATTACTGGCGCGATCTGTTATGGGCCTGTAAACACTATCCCATTTATCTAAAGCATCCAATACATCATCTAGTTTGCCCACTGCCTCACGAAAACTATATCCTGTTCGTATTCTTGTTAGCATGATTTATTTCTTAAAGTAACTAGGTTCATATTTATAATCATACTTTGTTGCGTCATATTCTATTCCGTCTCTTATTATCTCAGAAGGCGTTGTATCATCTTCAAAAGGATCACTGTTTCTTCTTTCTGCCTCTTTAACAAAGATATCATAACATTCTTTTGGTATTCTTATTGTTATTTGTTTATTATACATTATCTCAGCATTCCTGATATAATATTATCTTCTATTTCTTTTGATTTATTTGCTTTTTTAATTTTATAAAACTCCCTTATTTGCTTTTTTAATAAATACATTCTAATTTTATTATGTTTAAGCCAGTTAGTAAATTCAACATAATGCACATTAAAGGTTTCGTGAATTTTACGATCTAGTTTTGTTGTCGTATGTATAGATCCATAAGGCCCAAACTGTATTTCATCAGCGTTTTTGCATATAAACTCAAATGCAAGTTGTTCGGCGTTTGTTGGTCTTTTGAATATCTTTTTTAGTATATATTTAATCATTAATGTATTAACTCAATCTTTGATGATTTTTCTTTTGTTCCACCTTCTGGCTTATCCTCTTGTGTTTTATGCCATTGAGCCACTTTTGCCAGAATTTTTATTTGTATATTAATAGGAAAGTGCTTAAGTATATCAATCATAATATTGATAGCACAAGTAACACTTCCGTTTACAAAGCCTTCTTCTCTAGCATTTTTTATTAATTCTTGCATTCTAATCTTTCTGCTCATTTGTAACCCTCTTTCTCGGCATGTACATTGAGTATCTTGGATATAGCCTCTAATAATCTTTCTAGTCTACGCATATTATTCTCAAGCATAGTTATTCTCTCTGTAAGATTAGCTATTTGTTCTGCTTTGATTTCTTGTTTCATTATTTATTTTTTTCATATTTATAGCATATATATCCAAGTAATATAAATGCAAATGTAATTGCAGATACAGGTATGCTAGCTAATTCGCAGTTATTTGATAAAATAAAATCGCACATAATAATGAGCCGGGTGGGAATTGAACCCACAACCTACGGATTAAAAGTCCGTTGCTCTACCTAGTTGAGCTACCGGCTCTGTCTCCTTTCTTTATCTAAGTTCAGGTGGCCCTTGCCTAATTGTTCTGGCCATATTAATCTTAGTCACCTTTTTGAGATTCTTAGAATCTTCATGTCTTTCTGCTAATGCAAGATAATAACGTTCTGATTCTAAGCAAGCCTCTTTCCATAATTGTCTTTTTGTTTTTGGTTTAAGCTTCTTTAAGAATCTAAACATGTTATAGCTTCTTAATATTAACAGTTTGACCAGCGGTTAAGCCAAGTATATCTAAATTAATTGGCCTACCATCTTCTAGATACTCTTTTGCATGTTTTTTAAGAGTCATAGGATGCACTGATTTTGTACGCTCGGGGCGGCATCCTAAATCTCTTAAAGTTTCCATGCAATCTTCCGCCCTATCATTATCTCCTTTCGGAAAACTCACAGTGATGATATTCTTAATAATTTCACCAAAGCCATTTTCTTCTAGCCAATCAAAAGCCATCTGTCTATCAATAGGATCTCTTGGAAATGTTCCAGAAAGATAATCCTTGATAGTATATTTAATGCCTTTTCTAGTAAAATCATCTATACCGAGATCAAGCATTAAATCAAGCATAACTTTATTAGCTAGCTGTTGCCTTCTAGCTTTAAGAGCCTTTAGTAGAGTTTCAGTTTCTTCTATTTGATCAGATATAGAAGAAGCCTCATCTGCATGTGCTCTTAATCTTTCTATTTGATTCATCAGAAACTCCTAGAAAGGCATTTTACCATCGTCTGCTTCGTCAGAAGAATCATTTGGCGGAGCACCAGAACCCAATTGTTGTCTTGGTTCTTCTGGCTTTCCAAATTCAAAGAACATTTCTCCGGTACGATTAATTTCTTCTGCTTCCTGGGCCACTTCTTTCAGGTCTAATTCATTCTTTGTTGCCCAACTTGCAATAGTACCTTTAGTCCGTTCAATATCCCATCCATAATATTCATGTTGGGCACGTTGCCGAGGGCCAGTAGATACCTTGAAGATTCTAAAGCCAATTGGGATTCTGTTTCCTTTTGCATCTTTTTCAGAAGTAATGAGAGTATTGAAATTTCTCGCGTCTCTTAATCTTGTCTTTTCCATTGGGATGATGCAAAATGTTTTACTGCCATCCATATGCAACATCCAACCGAGAAAATAACTTGTTTCAGTTAACTCATTACCGTTGGGAAGCTTGAATTCTTCATCAGTTTGAATTGGAACCTTATGGTTAGCAACAAAGCCGCCACCTCTTTCCCGAGGAATCCATTCAACCCACCGCTTCACATGTTTTAATGGAAGAAAGAAAAAGTCTTTATGCAATGTTCCTAATGCTATATCAAGAATATCTCCCTCTTCCGCTTCTGGCATATATTGCGGTTTGTTTCTCTTTTTCTGAGGACTGTTATTCTCAATAATCCGAAGCATAGAGATATTAAGATCACGCAATGAGAAATCTTGTAATCCCATTTGATCGGGAAGCATAGATAAATATTGCTGATCTTCCGTGCTTAATTCAACCTTGTTTGCCTTGTGTAATTCAGTCATTTTTCTTTAATTCCTCTCTTTGTGTTTGTCTAACGGCAGAATAGTTTTTTCGATCAAGCAAATCAGCATCAACAATAATATCAAATCCAATATGGGAGAGCCTGTGTTTTGCAAGTTCGTTTCCATAGTTAGGGAAATTTTCGGTCAATTTATCTCTTACTAACCCCATAATAAAAGATAAATCTCCAACTAAAGTATCATCATCATTTGATGCGATACCATCATCATTTCTTGGCCCCCAAAACTTAATTAAGATTTCATTAGAATGTAGCTCTTTTTTAATCTCAATCATAACTGGTTCTTTAGGGCCATCTTGTTCTTTTATGTATTTTTCCTCAGTCATCTTCTTGTTTAATTCTCATTCTGATTAAGTTTAAGTCATTCCTTAAGAAAGTGAGTAAAGTCTCAATATCATCCAATGACTTGCTTATTTCATCTAGTTTTTCATTATCTAGATCATCTGGATCAATTGGTTTATATTGAAATTTTACTCTGTGACTTGGAAATTGAAGTATTTTAGTTTTTCCTCCTTCTATCATAATTTTATCTGGTCCTCTTTTCTAGAGAATGATTTGCGTTGTTCCATTTGTATCCTTCTTTCACTGCGGCTAGTGTTTCATCTTTTAATATCCTCCTTAATTCTAATATGACTCTTGATCTATCTGCCATTGATCCATCGTGTTTTTTAATCTTAATCCATAAATCTTCTCCTTGTTTTAGTTCGTTTACTTGTTTTTTTAAACTCTCTATTGTTTTTTCTAAAACACTTTTATCTTTGTCATTAAAGAAATTATTTTTTTCTGGCTCGTTACTTTTACCAGATTTTTCTTCCTCTTCGTAATGCCCTTCATCGTAGAATTTTTGAAATGCTTTTGTGGTTGTTTCATCAATATCTGCTTGAGTTGGAGTAGCTCCAGAGATCTTGAAATTCTCCTTCATTTTGTTTACTTCATCTTCAATAAATCTTGCTAGCCTCTCTTCTATACCTAATTTTATTTTATCTTTCTTTATTGGTGTTATTTCTTTATTATTATTATCATCAACTTGTTCTTCTAAATACCCAATAAGGCTAGGTACTTGTGGTGGCTCTTTAATTCTACATATATATGCAGTACACTTATATCTCTTGCTGTATACCTTTTTGAATAGCGAGAATACTTTTTGTATTCCTACATCATCTATTTTTGCAAATTGAAACCCGGATTTCTTAAACAATATAACTTTATCATTGGCTATTGGAAAGAAATTCGATTCTTCATAATTATCATATATAAGAATCTTCGCCATATATTCATCTGCTTCTTTTACATGAATATATTCTGCATTCCATATTGGCCTAGTACCAGTGTCCCAAGATGGCTTTACCTTATTTTTAGGTACTCCATTATAATATTTTGCCATTAGCAAATCATACCTTCCTCCAAAAGATATACATAACATTGCTCTAACATTCTAACATCTGCTTTTGCTCTATGTATATTTTTTGGAGGGTCTTGCTTTGTGCAAAATCTATAAAGATCACTTAATGTTGGTCTTTTGCCAAACAAAAATTCAGTATGTTCAACAGTACATATTAATTCTGGCCACTTAATATCTTTATCTAATCTAATTAACTCATAATCAAGAACACTTTTATCAAACATAACGTTGTGTGCGACTAATCTATCACATTGTTCTATAAATTCTATTACTTCATCAGCAATATCTTCAAACAATGGAGCTTCTCTAACCATCTTATTTGTTATGCCTGTTGTCTTGATAACATCATTAGGTATCTTTCTCTCTGGATCAACTAGATAATTAATCGCGTCGTCATTTAATTGTGATCCATGCTGTAAGCCTATCAACCCATCAAAGATAAAGCCATATATCTCAATAATTCTAGGCTGATACTCAAGCTTAGCTATCTCTGGCTTAAGCAGTCCTGTTGTCTCTAAATCAAAAATAAATGCTTTCATTAATTTTTATTATATGTCTGATTGAACAATTGTTCTATCTCTTCGATCTTTGAAATTTCTCGCATTTGATTCTTGCGAGTAATCTCAGTTTTCATTTGTCTTATTTCTTTTCTGTGGCGCTCTTGAATCTTATCACCTTTGGCTTTCATCATAATATGAAAATTATCTATATCATCATTATCAAAACGATAATTGTTGATTAATATATCTAACACTTTTTCTGTAAACTTTAAGAAGCCAAGCCTGATACATGTATCACAAATATTTCTTCCCTGTTTTACTTGCTTACAACTATGTACGGCTTCCTCAATATATTTTAATCTCAGAATAATCATTTCATCGACAATCTCTTCCATTTGCTTTTTGTTGTACTTCATGCTTACTCCTTTTTAATTGGTTAATTGTTCAATGCCCAAGGTGGGACTCGAACCCACATGAGGATAACCTCGACAGATTTTAAGTCTGTTGCGTATACCTATTCCGCCACTTGGGCAAGTTTGCTAGAAACAAGATCCAGCAAAATATGTAAATAAGAAAAATCCTATAGTGCCGCCTATTAATGCTCCTAATATATCATAATTGTTTCTATCCACTTCTCCTTTTTCTACTCTATTAATAATTTGTACATTGGGTTGTGATCTACTATCTGAGGGTTGTTGATCTCTATTTGAAATTACTCTATTTAATCTATCTGCAATTGCCATATCTATTGCATGATTCTTTTTTAAACATTCAGGACAATTAACATGCTCAATAAATGCAGAAGTTTGATCGTCAATTGGAATAGGATCTTCCGTACATAATACATGCTTACTGAAATTAGGAAGATAATGTGTATATCTCATTAGAAAGCTGATCCTCCTCTTCCAAACATCTTTTCATATTCATCAAAGCTTCGAGATTCATACCATTCTTCTCTGGCATCATGCCAGCCATAACCTTGTGTTCTAGCTTGATAGATAATCTTATCTATTTTATCTTTATACTTTTTGATTTTGGCTCTTTGTTCTTTTCTGTATTCTTCATCATCCCATTGCTTGCTCACTTTACTCATTATTTTGTTCCTTTAATTTCATGTACACGGATTCCAGCTTTCTTGCTAATTTTAATCATGTTATAAGTTCCTCTGCCGCCCGGAAATGCAACAACAATATCTGGCTTTTCTTCTAGCATCCTTCTGTTTCTTATCATTCCTGCACTACGCCTATACTTTTGCCATTCGGCAGGAAATTTAAGTTCCATTTTTCCTTTTGCTCTAGCCCATTTACCTGCTAATCTATCTGCGCCTCTAGCATCACCATGAATAACTATATCAGGATCAAGTTTGTCTAACTCATCAAATAATTTATTCTTATTTCTGTAATTTCTTCCTCCGCACACTAATGCCTTCATTGTTCTTTTGCTTTCTTTCTCGTAAGCCTGTTTTCTCTCATTATCCTTTTTTTTCTAATTTGTTGTGTTTGTTTGCCTTTTCTAATATGCTTTTTATATGTCTCTCTTCCTCTCTTATTCTTCATAGTGATCTTGTTGTTCAGATTGTTTTAGCAATTCTGCATGAATCTTGCATTTTTCACATCTAAATCCTCTTGGCTCTTCTATGTATAGTGTAGCCAAATCTTGTATTGTCCAATCTTTATCTATTCGTATATTATCATTGCATAGTGAGCATCTTATGCTTACTTCAAATTCTTCTGGTCGCCTATCTTCAAAGGTAAGATCAATAAGCGCATGTATTTTAACATAATTCTCTTTTGTTTGTTGTGCCATTGGTTTGTACTCCTTTTTACAATTCAAGCCAAGTTCTTGTTTGTGTTTGTTTATCAAATATTGTAACTTCTATTTGAAATCTCTTAAAAAACACTTCACTCATTCTTTTTAATAATCTTAATGAGGGTTGCTTTAATCCACTTTCTAGTTTGGATATATAAGCGCCAGTAACAAGCAAAGCATCACCAAATCTCTCTTGAGATAAGCCTGTTTTTGTTCTTATTTCTTTGATGGCTTTTCCAAAGAGTTCTTGGTTAGTCGGTCTCATCACAACACTCCTTTTGTTCATATTCTCTAATGGCCTGTTTATATCCCTCACTGTATCCTTCTATATATTCTGTTAATTCATTTGTATGAATTAATTTTGATCTTAAAAAACCATTAGCATGATCGTATCCTGTTTGTTTTCCAATCTCTCTTTGTTTACTCATCACAACACTCCTTTGATTGAGGTAATAATATCATCCAGCGTCATGTCAGATATATTCTTTTTCATTCTAAGGTTAGCAAGTATATCTAAGTCTCTAGTACATCGAGCTACAAGATCATAATAGATAACAGGCTGTGTTGCATCTGCTCCAATTCTGTGAATTCTATCTTCTGACTGCCATCTGTGTATAGAGTTCTCAGAGTTACTATAATATATTGCATACTTACATCCAGATTTTTGAAGATTTAGTCCTGTTCCTCCACTTCCAGGAGTTGCAATAAATATACGACGTTTTCTATTGTTTTTATCAATCCATAACTCAAGATTACGTTTCTTTTCATGATCTTTTAAACCACCATGAAACACAATTGAGTAAGGGATAAATTTGCGAAGATAGAATATATCTTGTTTGAATCTACACCATATGATTACTTTCTCATCTAATGGTATATCTTCATCAAGGATATTTTGTAATTCTATCATGCGAGGATTCTCATAAGGATCAACAATCCACTCTGTTTTACCTTCACTATCTATTAAGAATCCATTAGTAATTTGTTGTAATTTCAGCATTTTCACTGCGGCATTTGCGGCGGTAATCTCTTTCTTTTTTTCTTCTAGATAAAGTATTAATTCTACAGCCATTTTTTGGTATCTTGCACGCTGATCTGAAGCAAGATTAAAGCTCCAACGCTTATATACCTTTTCTGGCATCCCTGCAAGCTCGCTTTTTCTTGCACGGAATATATATTTATCGGTTAATGCTTTAAAGTGCTCTAGATTTCTAGTACCTATTACTGTTGTGCCATTCTTACCGCCCATAACACAATATTCATTACGGAATGTAGTAGCATGTTCAATGCCTATTATATTTGGATCAAGCAAGAAAAATTGTGCCCATTCATCCAACAAATTTTTTGCAATAGGGGTGCCAGTAAGCAATAGCTTACTATAACAATTCATATGACTAATAAGTTTATCACAATTTTTCCATCTAATAGATGATTTATTTTTGACTAGATGACTTTCATCAAGAATCACCATAAAATTCTCGTCATATATATCGAGAAATTCATTGAATGTTCTTCTGCATACTTTACCGCGCATAGCATCATAGTTAAGACAGAAAAATACCAATGTGTCCTTGGGTCTAGGTCTAAATTTAGGTGGTTTAAGACTGCCTTCCCAAGTATACGCTTTATATTTAATTCCACAATGAATCGTTAATTGCTCTTCTACCCACTGTCTATGAACACCTTTCGGAGCAATAATTATAACTGTTTTAATATAGTTATTAACAAATAACTCACATGCCCTGTCAATTGCCATTTTGCTTTTGCCAGTGCCAGGCTCGCAGAACAATGCAAAATTACGCCCATTTTTGGGGGCTGATCTCATAAGGTCACTGGCTTGTTCTTGGAATTCATAAGGCTTTGTATGAGGGATATATTCAATATATTCATCTTCTTTGTGTAGTTCATCCTCCATATCAGCCAAGTTAACAAAAGGATCTTTGATGGTTAAATCAAAATATTCATGTAATATGTTAATATTATGACCGCTAGGAATAAAAGTAAGTCCTTCAACACTCCAACTTTTTCTGCCTTCAAACCTTGTCTGCTTAAGATGTGCAAGTATTTCTGGAGAAGGAACAGTATATAGTATAGCCTTTTTACTAGGAACCTCTATAGTCACTTGTCCAAAAGGCTTACCAGAAGGGCTTTCTTTGCCCTGTATGCTTTTAACGTAGTCTAGGATGCCCATGATATAATCCTATTAAATCTTTTTAAACAATAAAAACAAATGTATTTTTCTACTGTTTTAGAGCAGGCTCCCTTTGCATTATTAACTATTAAACAGTATTTTACAGAAGAAGCATGAGACCATACTGCATTGCAAGAATCACATCTTGTTTTTTTATTTTGTTCTTCTAGATGCATAGTTATATTGGCTTTTATGTCTTTCATTACATGTCCCAGGGAAGTATATCATTCTCTTCAAATAAGCCTTCTGCACTTACTGCTTGTTGTATATCTTTTTCTGCTTCTTCTAATTCATTTTGTAATGCTTCAAGATGCACCAATGTACTTTTATAAACATAATCTAGTTTATTTGCCATATCTTTAAGCTCGCTTATATGCCACAACAAATCTTGTTTTTCTGCATTAAGATAATCTAGTTCTGGTATATTGTTTATGTTAGATATAATGCTGTCAACACGCCCTGATAGCTTTTCACAATTAAGTATAGCTCCATTTATATTATATTGTGCTGATTTATAGCTACGCAAAATAGAACCAGAATCTTGCAAGGCTTTCTGCAAAATCTTTAAACTTATTTCACTCATAAATGGACCCGGAAGGAATTGAACCTTCACTCTTTCGTTTATGAGACGATTGCTTTACCATTAAGCTACGGGTCCAGTGTTTCATTTATTGATAGTCCCAATTAATTCATTCCATTCTTGCTTGATTTGATTTGCTCTTACTTGCTTTTTATTTCTCCAGTTAATTAAATCAGTATCCATAGGGGTTCTATCCAATTGCATATTTGCTCTTGCAATATCATCTTCAAGATGACTTAGTTCTTTTTTAACTAACTCTTTAATTATTTTCATGATTTCCTTTCTCCATTGCTTCTTTCATTTGCCTACAATATTCTGAAATAGAAACGAACGCGCTTGTTGCAGTAGACATATGTGCCCTAAACTCTACAAGATTCGCTGTAAGCTTATCAACAGCCATGATTAATTCATTCATTTGTTTGGCCGTAGGCTGATCTTTCTTTTTTCTAAACATTATTTTCTCCTAGTGCTATGTTAACTTTATTAACCATCTTATCTACTTCTTGCTCTACGTATTTAGCATATGCTTTTCTGTGTCTTTTGGCAAAGAAACATTTTCTTGGTTTGCCTGTCCGTTTCCATTCATTAGCCATTTGAATCGCTCTATCAATTATCTTTATATTGATAGTAAAATCCTCTTGTATTCTCTCCAAATATCCTAATTCATGAGAGGGGCAAGCCTTTTCAATAGCGCGATTACAAAGATTTTCAAGCCACATATCATACCAAGAGTCTCTGCGATTAAGATATGGACCTTTTATCTCTGTTATTGCATCACGTACTCTTGATAAAATAAAGTTATATTGATGCCACCTTTGTTTATAATAAAGTTGTTTAGCTGTTTGAAGAGTTAATATTATTTCATGAATATCAACTTTAGCCACATATTCTAGATGCTTTCTAATTGCATCAAAGTTTTCTTCTTGCGGAGGATGCTTGTCATCTTTATGCAATATAACTGTGTTCATTTCATCCTCAGCATAAGATTGAGAAAATCCTCTACATCTTTTTTTGATTGACACTCAAACAACAATGCACTATTTCCTATGCTGTTACCAACAGAAATGCTATAAGAATCTATGTTTATTCCTTCCTGAGTAATTAATATATCGCTTGCTAGTTTTCGCTGACGATACATTACTTGTGTCAAAGCAATATCTTTACTTGGCCGCAATGCATTATGATTAATCATTTCTTATCTTTTTTAGCTCCATTTTCAGCTTATTAATCTCTGTTCCAAGATTAGTTATTCTTGCATCATCCATCATAAGAACATTTTCAAGTCGCTCCTTATCATTAAGATAATTTTTCTTTAATAGATCCAGTCTTTCTCTTGTTCTTTTATATCTTTCTGTAGCTTCATTAAGGCAATCTTCAAGATGTTCTATCTGTGTTCTTTTAACGAATTCTCTTTCTTCTTTCCATATCTTACTTTTCTTACTGTTTTTGCTCATTTGTCATATTTTCCTTGTATGATGCGCTCTTGTGGATATGTTTCTTTCGGTTTTTAAGTAGCTAGTTTTCTACTAGTTTTTCTAGCTCCCTTCTTATTTTAACTCTAAGCTTGATCTTCTCATATTGTTTGTAATCATCTTTAAGGCCAAATGTAAGAATCTCTTTTTGTGCTCTGCCAGCCATTTCCACTTCCATAAAAAACTTATGTGGATAGCCAAGCATATATGAAATATGGTGAAGATCAGTAATGCCATTTATTACTTGGCTCACATGATCTTTTACATCTTCTGTTTCTTGGGCCATATACTTAAACAAAGCTACTAATACATCAGCAGGACTGCCCATGCTATCTTTGTAAGTGTCATGGACTATTTGCTTTTGTATCAGATAATTTTTTTTATCAATATATAACTTTCTTTCTTGATAAAGAAACTTGCCTGTTACTTGCTGTAGTTCTTGTTTTAATTTATCTAATAGCTCTTGATTATTCATCTATCTTCACTTCTTCTTTTTTCAAATTCAGATATTATCTTTTATGCTAATTCAAGCTTGTCAGCATAAACTGGTATATATCTTGTTGTATCCAAAGGATCATCAGTTGTATTGACTTTAAAGATAGCTTTTCCTGTAACTGACCCTGTTTTTTCTCCGATTATTAATCCCCTCAAACCGGAGTTTTTGAACTTTACTTTTGTTTTATTTTTGTGTGCCTGTCTCGCTTCTTTGTTTGTCATTCTCACTCTCCCTCTTTCAGCATGACATTTTTTGCCTGAGCAATGCGAATTTCATCATCTGACCAATCAGCAAAATAACTACGTTCCCATTCTTTTCTTCCCCATCCATATTTATCAGCTTGTTGAGAATAATTCATCATAACACGAGTGCTCATTGTGTGCTGATATTTATGTTGTTTGATTAGGTTTCTTATCTTAATGCCCCAATCAAGAACATGCTTATTAACGAGTAGTCTCTCAACCTCAACGCTATAATCCATTTTGATTATGCCAGACCTAAATCTATCTAGTGTTGCTAGATCCAACATATTTCTTTCTGTATAATCATCATCTGCACCGTGACCTAATGTATTAGTCGCGGCAATACATATAAAATCTGGATGACGATTAACAATCGGCGCCGAATCTCGAATGTCAATGTACATTTGCTGATTAGCTAGTGCAGTATTAATGAAAATAATAGTATTTCCATCTGCCGCATCTAGCTCATCTAACAACAATACTCCGCCGTTCTCATATAGTTTTACAAAGATGCTAGGAACATATGTAAAACTTCCATCTGAGATATTAGGAACGATTCTGCCACGAAATTCTGATTCGCTGATTCCAGAAGTACATGAAATAAAGCCAAATTCAAGATCAAGATGCTTGGCTAATACTTCACAATTGTGTGTTTTTCCGCAACCAGAAGGGCCAGTAAGCATAATATTTTGCCTAAGTTCAGCAAGCTTTACTAGCTTATTCCATTCTGGAGGATGGATAATTCCGTTATTATTCTTAGGATCAGCAACAGTAACTCCTGCTTCTATACCCTTTTTTGCCTCTTCTAGAAGCTGATTCGCCTGTTCAAATATCTGCTCATTGACCTTCTTTTCTTGTTTAATATC